CTGGTTTAATATCCCCCAAAAACGATTCAAGAAGCCATGAAAACGACTGAGAAGCCCTCAGAAGGCCACCAAACGGCCTCAGAAGCCCTCAATAGCCCTCAAACGGTTTTGGGTAGGGACACAGACCTACAAAACCCGCAAATCGGCGTACAAACCCCCAGAATCCACACGCCACTGAACGATTTGCCCTCACGCGGGGGTGAATTGATCGATCTGGCGACCAGTTTGGGCATTGAACTTATGGACTGGCAAAAATTTGCGCTTATCCACACGCACAAGGTCAAGCCCGACGGACGCTGGGCAACGCCAGTAAACACAATCGTGGTCGCACGTCAAAACGGAAAATCGTTTTTGCAACTCATCAGAATTCTGGGTGGTCTATTCCTATGGGACGAAACCTTACAGATTGGTTCAGCCCACCGCCTGTCAACGTCGCTTGAACAATTCCGGGCAATGGTGCAGATCATTGAGAAGAACGATTACCTGGCAAAACAGGTGAAGAAGATTCGTTGGCAACATGGTGGTGAGGAAATCGAAACAATTGCTGGAAATCGGTTTATTGTGCGCGCTGGTGGTTCGGCCGCCCGTGGTGTTTCCCGACCTTCAACGATTCATCTGGACGAATTACGCGAAATGACCGACATTGAATCATTTGCTTCACTGCGCTACACCCTTATGGCTGCCACCAACCCAATGGTCATGGCCTACACAAATGCTGGTGATTCTTCGTCGGTTGTGCTGAACCAATTCCGCGACCGCGCGTTGGCTTCGATCGCAGGGGTTGAAGATGACATTGGTTATTTTGAATGGTCAGCGCCAACGGACGAAATTAGCGTAGAAAACGCAAGGCACGCCAACCCGTCAATGGGCAGACTTATCCACGCCGATAATATCAAATCGGTTCTTAACGATCCCCCTGACGTGGTAATGACTGAAGTGTTGTGTCGCTGGGTTGTGGCAATCAATAGTGCGGTTGACGCCGCTTCCTGGGGTAATTGCCTGGACAAGTCCATTGACCTGGATATTGACAAATTGACCTGGCTGGCGATCGATCTTAGCCCAGACAGAAAACACGCCAGTTTGGTCGGCGCTCAGAAAATCGGGAATGAACAATTTGTGGTCAAGTTGCTTCACACCTGGCAAAACGATCTGCAACTAGACGACAAGGCAATTGCCAACGACCTGGCAGATTACGCCCGCAAATATCCAACCGAATACGTTCTTTATAGTAGAAAAACCAGCGCAGCGGTGGCCGCGCGCCTGGCACCTGCGGGAATCCCAATTTTCGACATGGACGGGGTGTATCCACAAGCGTGTGACGAAATGCTCAGTGCGATCAATAGCGGTAGGTTAAAGCACAGGGGGCAAAACCAACTTTCGGAAGAAGTCTTAGCGGCGGTGCAATTGCGTCGCGGTGATGGGGGTTGGGTAATTGGACGGCGGGCTTCACAGTCGGTCGTTTGCGCTGCCGTCGCCGTTGCCCTTGCGACACATTTTGCGACACGCCCAGAGAATGATCTTGACATCATGGTGGGTTGAACATATAAGCCTGACACAATTCAGTCATGGCATTTTCAGATTTATTTACACGCAAGGCTAACGCTGCCGTTCCAGTGGAAGCCTCAAGCGTGGACGCCGCTGCGGTGGCACCTTATTACAGTGAAGTTGGAAATCTTTTCCTATTCGGGGGAATAGTTACCGCTTCACGCGCTGAAGCAATGAGTGTGCCAACCGTAGCGCGTTCGCTGGGAATCATGCAGACAATTGCTTCACTTCCAATGCACACACGCAATGAAGCAACTGGCGAGAAGGTCACACAACCACGCGTCATCAATCAGCCCGACCCACGCATTCCAGGTTCAACATTTTGGGCGTGGATTATTTCAGATTTATTCTTTTTTCCAAGCGCATACGCATACGTCATGGACAGATATGCAGACACAGGAAAAATCCGCGCAATGGAACGCATTGCACCTGAGCGCGTAACAATTACAACAAACGGCATGGGTTATGAGATTGCAACTTATTCGATCGACGGCGCATTTGTTGACCCAGCCAACCTAGTTGTTTTCCAGGGTTTCCAGGAAGGTTTGCTCAGTCGCGCAGGTCGTACCATTCGCGCAGCCGCCGCCCTAGAACGTGCAGCAATGAATTTTGCAGTTGAACCAATTCCACAAATGGTTTTGAAATCAAACGGCACTTCATTGCCAGCAGATCGCGTTGCAAAGTTACTTAGCGCCTGGCGTACTGCACGCGCTAACAAATCAACTGCATTTTTGAACGCTGACGTAACACTTGAAACTTTGGGTTATGACCCTAAGAATCTGCAATTGAATGAAGCCAGAAACTACGTTGCCTTGGAACTTTCACGCGCAGCGGGATTACCTGCTTATTTCACAGATTCACAACAATCAAGTTTTACCTATTCCAACGCCTTAGACAAAAGGCGCGACCTCGTCGATTTTGCGTTTAGAAATTACATGTCGATCATTGAAGAACGTTTGAGTTTTGCTGACTTCACACCAGCAGGAAACAAAGTGAAATTTGATCTTGACGATTTCTTGCGTGGCAACCCTTATGAGCGCGCGCAAGTTTATGAAATCTTAAATCGAATCGGCGCAATGTCGATCGACGAAATACGCGAGGAAGAAGACATGCTGCTATGAAAAAAGTCATCACACCAATGCAAATCACGGCGACAGATTCCAACAGTCGCACAATCACCGGCCGAATTGTTACCTTCGAAGAAACTGGGAACGCTTCAATTGGCAAGGTTCAATTTGCAGCAGGTTCAGTTGAACCAACCGCAGTTTTGCTTAACCTGGAACATGATCGCACCCGCAGAATTGGAAAAACTTTAAACATTGGTTTGTCAGCCGATAACAAGGGAATTGACGCAACATTTAAGATTGCTGAAACAACCGCAGGCAATGACGCACTCATTGAAGCGCAAGAAGGTTTGCGTGACGGATTCAGCGTTGAAGTTTCATTTGACGAATACGAAACTATGAAAGACGGCACCGTTCGCATTCTCATGGGCGAACTCACTGGGGTCGCATTGACGTCAGAACCTGCCATTCGATCAGCACGCGTTGAATCAGTCGCGGCAACAGAGGAAGAACAAATTTCAGATTCCACAATGGAACCTGAAGTAACACCAACAGAAAAGGACGACGAAGTGGAACACACCGTTACACCAGCGGAAGCCGTCGAAACGGTCGAAGCCGCACAGTCAGTAACCGCACAATCAAACTCAGTAGGCGGCTGGAAGTCAGCCCCTCGCATTGAAATTACTGCTGCAAAGTATCTTGAAAACAAGGTTCTTGCTGCAACAGGTGACGAAACTGCACGTCAGTACGTTTTGGCAGCAGACAACACAACAGACAACGCTGGTCTAGTACCAACACGTCAACTTTCAGAAGTCATTAACGGACTATCAACAACAATCCGACCAAGCATTGACGCAATTTCACGCGGTGCATTGCCTGACGCGGGAATGACTTTCGAAATTCCAAAGATCACAGTTGCACCAACAGTTGCAGTTGTAGCCGAAGACGCAATTTTTAACGAAACAGATCAGAACAGTGCGTTCTTATCAGTTGACGTTAAGAAATTCGCAGGGCAACAAAAATTCTCAGTCGAACTGCTCACTAGAACAAGTCCACTTTTTTATGATGAGTTACTTCGTAACATGGTCGCGGCAATGGCTAAGGCACAGGACAAGTACGCCAACGACCAACTAGTTGCAGGCGCAACTGCTGACGCAACTTCAATCGCAACATACCCAACTGCAGCCGAATTGCTAGGTGTTATCGCACGCGGTTCAGCAAGTGTTTATGCTGCAACTGCAGGTCTTGCAAATCCATTCGCACGCAACATTTTGGTGAACACTTCACAGTGGTCAAACCTCATGTCACTAAACGACACAGGCCGACCAATTTACAACGAAGTGACAAACCCAATGAACCAGCCAGGATCAGCAACACCAACTTCATTGCGTGGACGCGTTGCCGGACTTGATCTCTACGTCACTGCAAACACTTCAGCGACAACAGACATTGATGATTCAATCATGATCATCAACCCTGACGCATACACATGGTACGAGGGAACTTCATACCAGTTGCGTGCTGAATCAACTGCTGACGGTTCAATCACAGTCGGTGTTTATTCATTCGGTGCAGTAGCAACCAAAATTGGTGCTGGCGCATTCGGCGTCAATAAGACCTGATAACTAACCCCAACTAATCATGCGGTGGGTTCTCCCGATCTCACCGCAGCCGATCGAAAGGAACGGACATGCCAGCCATTGTCACTGCGAGTCAATTGCGTACGGTGCTTGGCGTGTCCGTTT